GCGTCCTTCTTGAGCGCGGCCAGGGTCTGCGGGTGCACGAACAGCACGTAGTAGTCCTTGCCACCGGACTTCAAGGGCTTGATGTAGTGCTCCTTGGCGTAGGCGATCAGGTCCACGATCATCGTGTACTTGGGCACGAAGGCGGTGGTGATGTTGCCAGTCACCGAAGCGGCCAGGCTGGTGCCGTCGAACATCAGTGAGCGCTTGGAGGTCGGAGCCGACACGTCAGCAGCGAACGCCAGGTTGGGGAAGGGCGAACCGACGCGGGCGGCGCCGTTGTTCTTGAAGGCGTAGCTGATGCCGGCCATGGTCAAGAACGCCAGTTGGTCGCAGCGGTTGGCCAGCCAGAAGGCCAGGCGGTCCTTGCCCATCTGACGGAAGTTGATGACCGTCTTCTGCTCGGCCAGCTTGCCCTTGTTGCGCACGGAGTGGGTCAGCAGGTCGATGGTGATTTCCTGGCTGTACGACTGCATGGCTTCTTCGTTGCCTTCGCGTTCGTTGTCGCCAATCACACCGTCCTCGACCAGATCAGCAACGAGGTGCATCAGCACTTTCTCGCCCTTCTCGGTCTTGGTCAGCTCGGTGATGCGCTGGATCAGCGCGTTTTGGCCCGTACCGATGAAGTTCTTGATGAACATCTGGTCGCGCGCAGCGGACCAGACATCGCGGGACCAGACGTATTTCTGTTGGGGCGTGAGAGCCGCAAAATTGGTAAGCATTCCATGCTCCTTGAATGAAAGACAAAACGGGGTTCAGGCGTTTCGCTGCCAAAGCGGAGACATGGCTGGTGAGGCGGCCAAGGGCGCCGTGCGTTTACCGCCTGCACGGGGCGAAGTCCATCCGTTGCGTGATGTACCGGGTCAGCGGGTGGATGACTCCCGCTGCCCGGCCGGCTGGCTGACTTAGAAGATGTCGCCGCGAGCCTTGGCCTTCTCGGCTTCGCTCAGGGCGTCAAACTGTTCATCCGTCAGCGATGCGTAATCGACCTTGCCGGCCGTTGCCCGGTTGCCAATCCCGGCTTGCACCGCTGGAGCCTGGGCATCTGCTGCCTTGGCGCCGCGTGCAATCGCATTTGCAGTGCGAGTGTCAACCGCTGCCTTGTTGGCAGGCAACCCCAAGGTGGGGGGTGCGCCTTCCTCTGGGGCGAATTTGGGCGCGATCTTGTCCACGGCGAGCTGCAGGGCCTTGGCCGGAGCCATGCCGCGTGCGATGTTGGCGTCACGGCTGGCTTTGATAAGGTCCAGGGCGTCGGCACCTTCGGGCGTGTTGAGGTAGGGCCAGGTTTCCACGGCTTTGTCGGCCACGGTCTGAAGGTCCACACGCGCGGCTGCTTCGCGTTGCATGGACATGGCCTGTTGCGCAGCTTCGGCGGCCACATGCCGGTTGATCTGGCTGCGCAGCTTGGTGGCCTCGCCTGTTTCGCCCTCCATCAGCAGCTCGATGTACTTCTGCTCGGCGGCGTCCACGTCGAACTCGGGGGCGGCCGGTGCTGCAGGGGCGGCTGTCGTCGGCGCTGGCGCTGCGGCCGGCTGCATCTTGAGGGCATCCAGTTCACGCTGCAGGGCTTCGGCGCGGGCTTCGGCCTCCTTGCGGGCCTCGTTGACCTCGTTGAAGCGACCCTTGGGGATGGCATTGGATGGCTTGCCGCCAGTGGCCTCGTCGGGCTCATCATCGGTGGCAGGGGCGGGTGCAGCGGGCGCAGGCGCTTCTTCGCTAGTGGGCGTGAAGTTGTCGCCACGGTCCTCGTCGGCGCCGGGCGTGTCGCCCGCGTCGGGGTTTGCTGCATCGATCACTTCGCCGCCCAGGTCGTCGCCGTCACCATCGACGGGCTTGCGCAGGACGTGGAAGGCAGAGAGGCGGCGTTGCAGTGCTTTGATGTTCATGGTTTGCGCTCCTGTGGTGTGGTGAACTGCTGGATGAATAGTTGGGTGCGGGCTTTTTCGTAGATGGCCCTGATCTGCTCGTCAGTCAGCACCGGGCTGAAATAGAGCGGAAACAGCCGCGCCAGCAATGCCCTGACGCGGAATCTCATGTCACTGATGCGGCATCTCATGTGCGGGCCTGCTCGCGGGCAATGGCACGCACCACGCCACGGAAAATGAAGTCTTTGAGCTTCTGTTCTTGCGGCAGGTCGGTGAAAGGCACCAGACAGGGGTGCTCCTTCTTGATGGGGTCTTTGACGCGGCCATAGGTCCAGCCTTCGGACAGCTTGTGCTTTGCCCATGCCTCGTGGCCGGCCGATGCGCCTGCGTCCGGGTTGGCCAGGTGCAGCTTCACGCCCTCGATGGCGCTTTCCTGTTGCCAGCGCGGCGCCTTCTCCCATGTGGTCTGGGTCTTGTCGCCCAAGCCCTCGCAATAGGCCATGTTGACCTCATGCGCCACGCGGGCGATGGCCAGCACCAGCGGGTCGGCCTCGATGGGCTCGTCGGGCACCTGGGCGGCCAGGGCCACGGCGTTGGCCGCGTTGGCGATGGGGTTGAGCTTCGTGTTTGCCATTGGCTTCTCCTGTGGTGGTGGGGGATCGTTGTCAGTCGGCCGCCGCTGTTTCGATGCCAGCGGTCATGCCTTCAGCGGCACTCATGGGCTGCTCAGGGTTGAGCGGCGTCAAGGGGTTGGTGTTGGTTGGCATGTCCAGACCCGGCAGTGCACCGGCAGGGGCCTCGGGCACGATGGGCGCGGCGTCCTTGTCCACGTAGCCAGCAGAGCGCAGCAGGGAGTCGGCCAAGCCTGCGGTGGCCGGGGTCTGTGTGATGACCTGGGCCGTCTGGATGGCGCTGAACTGGGCTTCCACCGCCTTCGCAGCGGTTTCGGTCACTGTCTTGTCGGCCTGGGCGTTGAGCAAGCGGGCCTTGGCCTCCAGCGTCGGGTCGGCCGGCTGCTCCTGTTGCTGCATCTGCTCCAGAATCTCGTGCTTGTCGGAGAGGTTGGAGTAGCGAATGACCGTCGCGTCGGGGATGGCGATGCCTTCCTTGCGCATTTCCAGGGCCTGCTGGAACTGGGTGTTCTCGAACGTGACCTGCATGGGCTGCTCAGTTACCACCACGTCGTAGGTGCCCAGGGTGATGTCGTTGAGGTACTGCCCGGTGGCGGGGTCGAACTTGTTGACCTCCAGCACTTCCTCCACGTCGCGGCCGGTCACGGGGTCTTGCTCGGTGATGCGGAAGATGCGGTAGCTGTCGTAGTAGCGCTGCACCAGTTTGAGCACGCGCTGGGCCAGCAGGTTGCGGGTGTAGCTCAGGTTGTCCAGTGGCACGGCGAGCTGCTGCTGGCTGGCGTGCTGCTTGGCTTGGATGGCGATGCCGCTGACCTCTGCGCCTTGGTTGCCGCGCATGGCTTCGGGCACCGTCACGTCCTTGAGAGCCTGGGTGGCGCGGTCGATCAGCTTGTCAACGCCAGTGGGCACGCCGTTGGCGCTGATCTTCTGCGGCGCCGCGCTGCCCTTCTTGTGTTCCAGCACGATGCCAGTCTCGGCACCGCGCTGCTGCAGCTCGTCGGTGTCCATGTTGGTCAGCGATTCTTCTTCCACGATCCAGCCGCTGTTGGCCGACGTGTTGATGATGTGCACGAACTGGCTGACCGACTTGTTCAGCGCCTCCTGCGGGCCAATGGCGTTGTCCACCAGGCCGCGCGTCTGCCCACGGCGAAAGTAGGCGAAGTACGGCACGATGCTGAAGTGCTCGTAGGGGCTGAATGCGTCGTGCAGGGTCTGGGTGTAGGTCGTGACGATCCACTTGATCCGCTTGCGCATCCGCATGGCCTGCTGTGCGCCTGCTGCCAAGGCCGCGTCCTGCTGCTCCTTGGTCATCTGGTCCATGATGAACACGTCGCCTGTCTCGGGCATCACCAGGCACTTGGTGCGCTCGTACACCCACTTCTGGCGGTCGATGATGCGGTAGCGCTTGAGCCCATCGCCTGCGTCGTTGTAGGCGTCGGCCAGGCCCATCGTGGTGTCCATGCCGAATTTCGGGCGCTCCACGTCCTCGCCATCCAGATCGCCAAAGTCCTCGCCGCTGTCGTTGGACTCGCGGGCGATCTTGAGGGCCTTCTGGCCGTACATGCCGCCGATTTCAGGCTCGGTCAGCCAGCGGGTGATGATGACATCGCCCCAGGTGTCGGGGTCGTACTGCTTGGCGTCCGGGTCGGGGATCACGTCACGCGGGTCGTGCGTGGCCACCTCGATGTCGCCCTTGACGTTGGTGTCGAAGTTCATGCGCAGCTCGAAGTAGCCGCGCTGCTCGATCAGGCCGTCCGTGTAGACCTGAGTCTCCTTCCAGTGCATCCTGGCCTGGTCGCACACCTGCTTGACCACCTTGGACAGCAGGGTCGCGGTGGCCATGTCAGCCTTTCCGCCGCGCGGGCGAAAGGCAATGTCCATCCGGTTCTGAATCTGGTGCCCAATGGCAGCGTTGGTGCTGGGCATGATTTCGTTGAACTCGTAGAACGGCCGGCGCTGGCTGCGCAGCACAGCCTTGTCGGCCTCGCTCCACTGGCTGCCGCCGCCCAGGTACATGCCTTCGCAGCGTTCGGCCTGCTCCATGTACTCCACATGGCCGCGATCTTTGCCGTACAGGTAGCGCGCCCAGTTCTCTTTTGCGTTGTCGTCCATGGTGTTCATGCGGCCTGGGCCGATCCTCCGGTTCGGGTGTTCATCGTTTTCAGGCGGTCACGCCAGCTCGGGGCCTTCTTGGCTTTGGGCGGGCGCGGCACGCCGGCCGCAAAGGTCATGGCCACGGCATCGCCTTTGTCTGGGCTTCGGCCCAGCAACTCCCGTATCTCGTCCTTCTCGCGCATCTGGATGGCCGCGTGCTGGCCCAGCGTGACGACCTTGTAGCGAACGGCGCACAGGTCGGCGGCCAGCTCAGCGTCGGGGGGCAGCGAGATAGGGTCGGGGTTGGCAGGGTCCAGGGCCTCGCGCAGCCGCCAGTACATTTCGGCGCGCACGTTGCGGAACCGCAGGGTGCCGTTCTTGTCCAGCAGGGTGGATTTCTCGGAGCCCACGACAGCGTGCACATGCAGGCCGACGCCCTTGATGAAGTCCAGGGCGCTCGATCCGATGCCGATGGCGTCCACCGCGATCACGGCGCCGTCGCGCACCAGGGGCGCAGCAAAGGCCGCCGTGGTGGGGCCGTCCTTCGTGACCTGGCCGGGCGCCGTCACCAATTCATCGAACCACTGGCCATGCCGGCGCGCGGCCGTGGTCTTGTCCATGCCGCCACGGGCTGGATCAAGGCCCATGCTGGTCATGTCGCCCTTCTTGATGGGGCGCGGCTCCCATCGGGCTTGCGCGGCCTTCACCCATTCGGTGGGGATGGTCTGCCAGGCGGGGTCGGCGGCGCCAGCGTTGAAGTCGCCCTTGAGCATCCGGCTGCGCAGGGGCTCGGGCAGGGCCTGCAGGGTGGCCTTGTAGCCGGTGAGGGTCAGAAACAGGTTGTCGTTGACGCTGGACGGGATGAATGTGCGGCTCTTGGGCTGCATCCAGTCCTTGCCCACCATCACAGGCTCGGGGCCGGGCACCTCGCGGTCCTCGCCCTTCTCGTCGGTGACGTACCAGCGCAGTTCGCCAGGTGCTGCGCGGTTCGGGTGGTTGTCGTCCAGCCAGGCCGCCCAGTACCGCTTAACCCACTCCCCTTCGGCGGTGGTTGGCGGGTTGCCTGCGCACACCACACGCTGGCGGATGTTGGGGTTATCTGTCCGCATCCAGCCAATGAGGGTGCGGAACTGCAACTCGGTGAAGTGGGTGATTTCGTCGAAGCAGTTACGATTTACAATACCGCCTGCTGTTATATAACTGTTTGCGCCGTCTACGGTCAGGTCAAACAGCTCACTTTCACCTATGCAGGAAAACGCCCATGAAACCTCAGAAAACACCGCCTCGATTTGACGAGTTTCCTTCGTGTAGGGGTGGGTGTACGACCACATACGGCGGGTACGTGTGGGAGTTCTGCCCTGGGCATCCTTTGCAAAACAACTGGGGATTTGTTGCGCAGCACCGACTTGTTGCAGAGACCATCCTGGGGCGAACACTTCAGCAAGGCGAGGTTGTTCATCACAAAGATGAGAACAGGACGAACAACGCCCCTGACAATCTTGAGGTGATGAGCCAGCGAGAACACCGGGCGCATCACGGTCGCATGATGGCGGAGCGCAATCTCGCCCCGATAACACGGGAAATGGTGATTGATGCTCTTGATGGCAGGTCTCTGAAGAATGCTGCGCGCCTTTTGCGCGTTGACACACAGACGCTTCGCAACAGATACCCCGATTTGTGCGCGCCTCGCCAGCGCAAGAGCCCGACGAAGATTGATAACCCGCGCGATCTTGAGATTGTGCTGGCGGCGGCGCCAAACAAGGACATTGGGCTGAAGGAGTTGATGCGGCAAGTGAACATGTCTGCGATGACGATTCTTCGCATTTGCAAGCGCAATGGCGTTGAGTGGGTGAAGAAGCATCGGGATAAGTCAACGTATCCTGGGAGACCCAGCCGCAAGGCCCAAGAATCTGATGCGAAGAACTCTGCACCTGCGAAGCCAGCAGTTGCCCTTTAGCTCCCGTGACTCGCAGGACCACAGCATCTTTGCGCTGCGTCATGGTCCGAGTGACCTTTCTCGGCCCTTCGATTGTTTGGACCAGATCGCCCACGCGCACATTCTCAATCGCCCGGTAGGAGCCATCTGCCATCAAGACGGGGGTTCCTCTGCCCACGCACTTCATATCGTGCGGGCGGCCTTGGTACTTCATCCAGTCGTCGGGCTCCTTCACGCTGCCCAACTCCATCACGCGGCCACCGGGCAGGCGCCATAGGCCTTTCTGGCTGTTGTAGCCGTCACGGGTGCCCAGGATGCCCGACATGCGTTCCTCAATGCCGGTCAGTTGCACGGCCTCGCGGCGGAAGATGATGCTGTGCTCGTGGGCGGTCAGGCACAGGCCCAGCAGGAGGTCGGTTTTCCCGCCACCGGCTGCGCCACCGTAAAAGGTGATGTCGGCCCGGCTGTCGTAGGCCATCGACTGGGGGCCAGGCTGCGGCACCCACATGGGCGCACCCTTGCCGGTCAGCAACTTGTCCAGCTCGGCCTTTTGCTCGGGCGTCAGGTTCTTGACGTGGGCCAGGGCCTCGTCCAGCGTGTTCATGCTGTGGCGCCCCCAGCTCTGAGGAAGTGCATCAGGCGCACGGCGCGCTCGGCGTCGGTCAGGGTCTTGCCACCCTGGCTGTCGGGGTCTTCGACTTTGGCGTCTATGTTGAAGGCCTCGCGCTCACCCTTGCGCACGCGTTCGTCCACCTCGGCCAGCTTCTTGAGATCATCCACCAGGGCTGTGCGGCTCAATGCCTTCTTGAGTGCGTCGTTGGCTCGGTCCTGCCCGTTCTCGTCGGGGCTGCGCACCAGCTCGATGACTTCGGCCAGGTCGGGCAGGTTCTGGGCGGCCTGCTCGATCTGGTTCAGCAAAGTCTCCTTGATGGAGGTGATGCGCTTGAGGCCTGTGCGGTGGCCAAGAATGACCTGAGCATTGGCTTCTGCGGCCACCAAAACGGTTTTGGCTACCTCTTGGCTACTCTTGGCGACTTCGCTGGATACCAACTCACTCACAAGCCTGGCGTTGGTGGCTTGGCGTATTTCTGCGGTGAGGTCTTTCTCCCATGCGCCAGCGCGGGCCTGCTTGCCTATGGCGCCATGGACAACGCCGTACTTGTCGGCCAACTCACGCTGGGTGAACTTGCCTGTGCGGTAGTCCCTCTCGACGGCATCCCAGTCCACGCGCCGACGTGCGGGCGCCGCTGCGGCTGTTGAGCGGGCAGCAGGAGACTTGGCGGCGGGTTTCGCCTTCTTGGGCGATGGTGCGTTTGCCATAGGCCCGGATGGTGTCCGGGTCTATGCTGGATGCAAAGACAAGGTGGGGGTCAGATGGGGTGATGGTGGCCGGGGTCGAACCGGCGCAATCGTCAATCGCGGCGAAGCGCTGACTATGGGATGCCTCCCATGCTCTGTCCACTGAGCTACACCATCGGGTCAACCGGCTTGGCGCGTCCCCCAGGAACCCCTAGAGGCAAGTCGGTTGGCCTGATGGCCCCGGATGCCGGGGAATCAGGGACGATGGACGGGACTCGAACCCGCATAGACCCCGTGGGGCGGCCTTACCTGTTGGCTACTTCACCATCACATCAGCGGGCAGGTTTCGCACGCCTGCATAGACTCCGCACAAGCCGGTCAAGGCCAATGCACCGCCACTTTGTCGTCTAGCTCAGGCACGTTGCGGTCCTACTTCCCGCCTGAGTGCACGTCCTTCCGTGCTGCCGCTGATGTGATAGTCCCCTGAGCGTTATTTCAGGCGGGGCAACTGGTGGATTTCGACACGCTCTGGCCGTATGACAGCCGGTGATCCACAACCGGCGTGGGGATTATGCCTTGGGCGTCAGACTGCGGGCGTCGGGTCGGTTGCTTTGATTCTGGCGAAGCGCTCACTCAGATCGGTGTTGTGCTGCGCTTCTAAGTCCCGAATGATCCGGCAAATGCCGGTCACGTAATGCATCTTCATGTTCTCAAAACGTTTCATCCACTCCTTCTCGGTCGCTTTACCTTGACTGGCCATTTCGGTGCGCAGTTCGCCTACCTGCATCCGCTGCAGTTGCAACTCGGCCTGCAGGCGCTCGATTTGCCGGGATTTCTCCAGCACTTCGGCTTTGAGGATGTCGATTTTCTGCTGCGCGTGGTCAGTCAGATCACGAGAGGCTATTGAAAATCTGTCCAACTCTGCGCGATGCTCTTGACGCCGCCTCACTTCGGCCAGGCGGTCGTTGTACGCCGCTTTGGGTGTTTTTCCATACCCAGTGCACGAGCCTTTGAGCCTGCAGACAAACAGCGCTTCCTGGGTGATTTTGGGCTTGGCTTTGCTCACGTCTTGGGCTCCTTCGCCTTGTCGATCTGTGCCCGCACCCAGTCAGCACCGCCCAGGCGGGCGAGCTTCTGGTGCTGCTCGGCGGTCAGGCGGATGCTGGTGGAGCGGCGTTCGCCCTGCTCCGTGGGCTTTCGGCCCTGGCCACGGGCGTTCGGGGGGCGCTTCGCAGGGGCGGCCGGGGCCTTCTTGGGGGACTTGGCGGTGGTCATGGGCGGATTATTACGCCTGGTGGCACGGTCAGGCTCCTTCCTTGTGGGTGCCGATGCGGTAGTCCTTGAACACCGCGCCTTTTGATGCGTCACCGACCTTGCAATCACGCACCCAGCCGCGTTTGCCGCTGGGGTAGGTGCGCCAGTGGCCTCGACGGTCGTGCAGCCGTGGGGTTGCGTGTGTGCCGCCCTTGCTTTCGGCTTTGGGTGCTTGAGGCTCAATGGTGACGGTGTGCCAGTCGAACAACACCGGGCCAAGCCCTTTGGCTTTGCGCTTGCTGTTGATGAACGACTTGCGCGGCAGAGGCTTGTAAGCTGATTGGCCGGGCGTCAGAGCATCGAGCCAGCCTCCGACTGTGGCAAGGATGCCGCGCACCGATTCATCCGTGGCCTTCACCTTCTCGTCAATGCCAAAGACTCCAAGCCCTTTCTCGTTCCGCATGTAGGTGAATGGCGGGTGCTTTTCATAGTGCTTGTCGTGCAAAACCCAGCCGTTGCACGCCACAACATCCCCCTCCTGCCCAAGCATCAAAAGCCACTTGGCGGGGCCGTCATATCCAACGATGGCGCAGCGGCTGTACGGCAGCGGCGTTTCGTTGACAACATCGAGGTTGACCTGTGTGCCCGCCGCAATGCTTGAGGCATCAAACCAGTGCAAAAACTCAGCGTCTGGGGCCATCTTGACCATTTCGCAGATCAGCGGGGTCATACCTGCTCCTTTGTGGCTTTCTGGATTGCTGCGCGGGCCAATCCAACGGCGTGATCAATTTCCTCTCCGATGCCAATGAGGTCAGGCTCAAGCACACCAATCGCATCAAGTGCTTGCAGGGCTTCCAGCAGATCAGGTGCGGCGGCGATCAGCCGGGCGTTTGCGTTGAACATTTCGTGGTACGCCATCGCGCCTTTCTTGCCCTCATAGGGGACGACGCAGATGTGCTGCCTGCCTGAGCGCACTTTTCCGTCCACTGAGTTCTCGGAGTGGACGTAGATGTGTTGCTCGCCAAAAAGCGGTTTTTGCAACTCCCAAGGCCCCAGCGTGTGCTGTGCTGTCATGTTCAATTCCCCTCGTTTTCTTTACACGACGCTGCCGTCATGTGTAGTTTTCGGCTGATTTTGTGCATGAGCCTCGGCGCGGATGGCCTTGGCGGCGTTGCGCAACACGGCATTGCAGGTGCTGACACACATCCAATGGTCGCCACGGTCAACGGCGTTTCGCTCAGTGGCTTTCTTTGAGTGCAAGTCTTTGAGCGCGTCCTTGAATCGCTGGTCGGCCTTCTTTTCCTCGGCAATGTCTTGCTCGGCTTCGGCAATCTCCGCAGCCCTCTCCATGCCAGCCCGGTAGGCGATGGCGTAGAAGCGTTCAAACATCTCCAACATCGGGGCGGTGGGGTACTGGTTTGCAAAGCCTGCCTGCTCGGCGGCTTTGATGATGTGGTCTTGGGTCATTTCACAAGCTCCGGGTGTCGTGCTGGTCGGCAGTAGGCATAGGCCACGGCCCGTTGTATTGCAACGGCGTCGCGCTGGTCGTTGCATTGCTGCACGCTGGCGTAGGGCACCTGACGGATGTGGCCGCAGTTGCCGGTGTCTTGCAGGGCCACGCAGATGACGAGAATCCACTCGGTCACGCGCCCTCCTTGCCCACGATGCCGTGATGGCGCTCGACAAGTCGCGCAAAGCTGACAATTTCAGGAGTGCTTGGCCCGTCAGACCTGTGACCCCAAAGCGTCACGATCTGCATGTGGGTCATTGGCACCGCCGCCCCCATCTTGGCCCGCACTGCCTGTTCGATGGCGCGGCACGCTTCTTCCAGTTCAGGCCAGAATGCGCCGTGCATGGCGTTTTTGACCATGTGATTGGTGCCCTGAAGAATGCTTCGCAATTCCGACTCCGCCAGCACCGGCACCGCCTGCGCGGTCTTTACATCAGGTGTAAAGACGGAAAACGCATAGATCAGCGCGGCCTGCATGAACTCAAACTCACCCGGCTCTGTCGGCTCGTAGTCCAGCGTGAACTGCTGTGTGCCCACCTTGAAGGCGAACTTCGGGCCGTGCATGAAGAACTCGACGCCATACTGGTTGGGTTGGTTCTCGGGGTCGGTCAGGGCTTGATGGAGATGCACCGCCTGCGCGGGTTGTGCGCGGCGGTTCCATGCTTCGGTGGTTTCATCATGGTTTTCGTGCGCTGGGCCTGACGCTCCACAAAACATGCACTCGACAAACTGCGAGTCATGCCCGTTGCTGACGATTTCGCAGTTGCTGGTGCCGCAAAACGGGCAGGGTTTCAGTTCGCTCATGGCTTCTCTCCTTGTGCCATTGCGGTGTCGATTGCGCCCCGGATGTTTTCGCTGACGGCAGCGTGCAGCCCGCCCACACGAAAGCGCATCGGGTAAAAACCATCAGTCCCCGGTAAAAGCTCAACAGTCGCTCCGCGACATTGCAGGTAGTCCAGCCGCTCCGCATCCCTCCGCAGCGCCTGCACCTCTGCCTCAAGCTCGGCAATGCGGGCTGCGCTGCGCTGGGTAGCGGCTTGCCATGCGTCCCATGCCGAATCGGCCATGCCACAGCTATAACCGCCATCATCAATCTGACGAAGCCAGAAGTGCGGGTTTTTCGCGTAGCGCGCCTTGGCCCACGCCTCAAACTGTTCGCGCTCGCTCATGGCTTCTCTCCTTGTGCTGCTGCGAGCATGGCGCGGTACAAGGCGTCAGCTTCGCCCATGGGTCCGTCTTCGGGGTCGGCGTCTTGGCAGTCGATTAGTGCTCGCAAAACCGCCTCAGTCGGCTCCACCGGCACCAGCGCAAAGCCGGGCGGCACCGCCTCGGCCTGCTGGGGTGCTGCGGCTCCAATTAAGTCGCCGTTGCAAACGACTTTTTCCACGCAAAACGCACCGTCATTGAAGGCTCGTTGCAGTTCAGCAGCCAGTCGCTGCGCCTCTGTTTCCGTGTAGCAGCGCCCTATCGTTTGTGTGCCTGTGCCTATACGAACGCGCCACCAAAAAGCCTCACGAACCGGCTGGTATCTTTCAGCCTGCTCCTGCTTAACTTGCTCCAGCATGTTGACGATGCGTTCGATGCGTTTGTCATGTCGTGTCTGCATAGCGACAGTTGAAAACATAAGGTCTTTCTTAGGCACCGCCTCGGCCTGCTGGGGTGTTGCAACACACAGCGAATCAAGCGCAGCCGAAAAATCGGCATAGTCGTCATCACCAAGGTTGTTCCGCAGGAAGCGGTCGATCATGTCGTATGCGTCACTCATGGCTTCTCTCCTTGTGCCATTGCGATCACGGTCTGAATCAGGCGGAACACGCCCCGGTGCTTGATCTTGGTCGCCCGCTGCCACCACAGCCCGGTGCTGGGCCAGAAGTCGTACACGGTGCTGCCCACCTTGATGACGATGTGCGCCCCGGCGTTGTGCGACTCAAAGCGGATGCCTGCGTCGATCAGCGCCTGTGTGGACTGCACGGTGTTGCTGGCCCGCTTGGCTTGCTTGTGTTCGCGCCAGCCGTTGAATACGTCGGCCATGTCACCCATGATTGGCTCCTTGTGCCATTGCGGCGTCGATTGCGGCATCTGTCTCTGCGGGATTTATCTTGCTGTTGCCGCACGGAAGCCATATGTAGGCTCTTTCATGCTCAGGGCTTACACCTACTTTTGAGCGCAGCCACAGGTATCTGGCAGCGTCACGCGTCACATCGTTCGGCACCGCCTCGGCCAGCCTATCTCGCAGCATGCGGTTGCTCGCCTCCAGTTCCCGGATGATCTGTTTTGAAATGGACAGATCACGCACGGTTCCAGCCGGATCGGCATTAGCCACCATGTCGTGTATGTATGCCCGCACGGGGGCCGGGAGCGCGTTGATGTTGGCGGCGGTCGGCGCCCAATCGCTCGGCACCGCCTCGGCCTGCGGCTGCTGGTCATTCGGCCACTCGTAGAACTTGTGGCTGCACACAGGGCACTGCACTTCGATTTCCTTCGGCTGCTGGGACACACTCGCAACCCCGGCGCGAAAGCCGTCATTGTGCGCAGAGGCCATGTCACCGGCTTCGTACTGCTGCTGGGCTACCGGGGCGGCGGTGTAGAGAGGAAGGCTGCTTGGGCCTTCTTTGACCGCATAGAAACTTCCGGCCCGTCCGGGATTGCGTTTTGCCCAATCAATTTCGATCTGACTTGTCCACGCCACCGGCTCCCCCGCCATCCGCTCAAGCTCGGAGAGGGCGGTGATGGCTTTGTCTGCGTGTTGGCGCATCGCTGGCCCTGCTGGTGGTTTAAGGCTCCGCAAAAGCGCCTCTCGAATGGTGTTTGTCAGGTGTTTCATTTCGGAACTGCCCCTTCAACGCGTTTGTCATAGCTGGTGCCGTGGGTGCGTTCGTTGGTGATGCGTAGCTCCAGACACTTGGTGCAGAAGTACCGGTCGCCAAGGTGCATGTATCTGGCTGACGATCCGGGGAGCTCACGACCGAACCAAAACACCGTCTGCTGGAACTGCCAGTTGTGTTCGCAGTCAGTCATGATCGGTTCTCCAGTGCGGCGCGGGCTACTTTTGCGCGGTTGCCCGCATATCCACGAACCTCCAGCATGGTGCTTAGGTTGCTGTCTTCCCCATACGACCTGAGTTGTATTGTTTCGAGCGATGTGGCTGCATCGTTCAGCGCATCCCTGAGTCGCTTGTTCTCCGCCTCCAGATCGGCGCGGGCTTGCTCTGCTTGTGCAACAGCGAAGTCGGCCATCCACACAGGCACATCGTTATCCAGCGGCGTGCCGTCAATGAACCGCTTGTAAGTCGGCTTGCCTTTGACGACGCGGCTGGCGTCTTTGAGCATCGCAACCCAATCGAGTGGCGGCAGTGGTGTGGTGGTCATTCAATACTCCACTTTCTCGATGGTGAACTCATGTTCACAGTGCTCGCACTCAACCTCCCAACCTTCCAGCTTTTCCCAAGCGTTGGTGAAGATGCGTTTTGCAATGTCGAACTCGGTGTCATGATGGCTTTCGGAAAGATCGTTCGATTCCCCGCACTCCGGGCAATAGACACGCAGGCTCCAATCGAGCCGGGCGGTGGATGTGGCGGTCATTGCTTGTTCCTTTCGGCCAGCATGGCGTCTGCTGTCATGTAGGCCATTTGCGCAACCATTTCATGCCAGTCTTGCGGCGTCTTGGTCGCAACACCGCTGACAGCTACGGCATGAGCAGCCATCGCCTTCGCCGCAAAGTAGTCGCGCAGATCAAGGTCGGCGATGGACGGGATTGCCTTCAGCTTTTCGCTTGGCTCGGTACTGCCGTTGGTATGCGTTGTATTGGTCACGGTTTGTTTCCTTCCATTGCTTAACAAATTGATCCGCACATTGCCCACACTTGCTTTTCCGCTTCGCAGGCCCAGACCGGCTCGCATCTAACGTGAACTCAGTGAGAGGCTTGATGCACTTGCAGGTTGGGCACAGCTTGTGGTCTTTAGGCATTGCTCGGTACGAGTCCCCATCCATAAAGGCATGGCGTGTATTGCAGGTTCGGCATACAAGCGCCATTGACCCATCTCGGTAGTGCTGAAGGCTGGCAACAGTTGCTTGGCCGTTTCGTGAGCGCCAGTTCATTTGCACCCCACAGTCCGGGCAAACAAGATCAGCACCGGGCATCGAAGCAAGGTCTTGTCTTGAAGGGACAGCTTTGCCGGTTGCTTTTGCTTTTGCCCTCATCTGACCAAATCGGTAGTGTTTGTCGCAAAGTTGCTGGTTTCCCTGCTTGATCGTTGCAGCTAATCCGCAAACGGAACACGCTGGCCCGCCTGCGTCTTTGGTGGTCATTGCGAAATCTCCTGTTTGATAGCTTCAGCCAACTCATCTGCGTTGTCCTCGTTGCGGGGGATGCAGTGGTTGATGACTATCAGTGCCTGCCTCAGCAGCGCGTCCTTGCGCTCGATTTCAGCCGTCAAGGTAGCGTTTGCATCACGCTCTGATTGCAGCGTGGCGATGGCTTCGCGGTACTTGTCGGACTGCTCCCGATGATGCGAAAGCTGGGCCTCTTGTGATTTAGTCAGCAGTTCGTAGGCCGCGATTTTTTTGTGCTGGGTGCGGAGTAGGGTGGCGGCTTGTCGCAGAAGCTTGACGCTTATGAAGTCGTCAAACTCAAGTGCTTTAGCAAGCTTTTTAGCCAGCGCATCGGGTTGTTTGTCGGTCATGGCTTCCTCGGAAAAATAGGGCAGTTCAGCGCGCGGTGGCCGGATTGGCCGCAGTAGGTGCAGATGGGTTTCATGCTCAGTACGCCTTGCCGCCAGCGGCTGCGCGGGCTTCGGGCTTGTGGTCGGGCCGTTGGGCGT